CTATCGCGTTGCCAAAAGCTCCGAGCAATGTGTATAGCAATAGCAAAAACAAATGGGTTAAACTTGATCAACCTAAAGAATTAAGTAAACTTAAAAATATATTTGACTGGCGTAGTTATCCTGAAGAACAAAAAGAACAATGGTATGACTATATAGATGAAGAGTTTAAACGAAGAGACGAAGGTTTTTGGTTTATTAATAATAACAAGCCAACATATATAGTAGGCACGCACTATATGTATCTTCAATGGAGTAAAATAGATGTAGGTGCACCAGATTTTAGAGAGGCGAATAGATTATTTTTTATATTTTGGGAAGCTTGTAAAGCAGATAAAAGATGTTATGGCATGTGTTATTTAAAAAACAGAAGATCAGGATTTTCTTTTATGTCATCTGCAGAAACAGTTAACTTAGCTACTATATCAAGTGATAGTAGATATGGCATATTATCTAAAACAGGTGCTGATGCTAAAAAAATGTTTACAGATAAAGTAGTACCTATTAGTATTAATTATCCTTTTTTCTTTAAACCTATTCAAGACGGTATGGATAGACCAAAAACAGAATTAGCATATAGAGTGCCAGCTAGTAAGTTTACAAGAAAAAAAATAACAGCCAATGAACAGTTGGAAGAGTTAGAAGGTTTAGATACAACTATTGACTGGAAAAATACAGGTGACAATAGTTATGATGGTGAAAAACTAGCCTTGTTAGTACATGATGAAAGTGGTAAATGGGAAAGACCAGATAATATATTAAATAATTGGCGAGTTACAAAAACATGTCTTAGACTTGGTAGTAGAATTATAGGTAAGTGCATGATGGGATCAACAAGTAACTCATTAGATAAAGGTGGAGATAATTTTAAAAAATTATATAATGCTTCAGATGTCACTAAACGAAATAGAAATGGTCAAACAAAATCTGGTTTATACTCTTTGTTTATCCCAATGGAATGGAACTACGAAGGATTTATTGACGAGTACGGAGTTCCAGTATTCACTACTCCTGACGCAGATGTGTTTGCCCCAGACGGTGAATTAATAGATATAGGTGTAGTTGATCATTGGCAAAATGAAGCTGAAGGATTAAAAAATGATCAAGACGCTTTAAATGAATTTTACCGACAGTTTCCTAGAACAGAAGAACACGCGTTTAGAGATGAGGCTAAAAATAGTATATTTAATTTAGTAAAAATATACGAACAAATAGACTACAATGAAGAAATGTCTAGGTCACTTGGTATTACTACTGGTAATTTTCAATGGGTTAATGGAGTAAAAGATTCACAAGTAATATTTTATCCAGATAGTAAAGGTAGATTTAAAGTTAGTTGGGTTCCACCTCAACAATTACAGAATAGAGTAGTACTTAAAAATGGTATAAAATATCCTGGTAATGAACACATGGGAGCATTTGGTTGTGACTCTTATGATATATCAGGAACCGTAGATGGACAAGGATCTAAAGGAGCATTACACGGCTTAACCAGGTTTAGTATGGAGGACGCTCCTGCGAATAGCTTTTTTTTAGAGTACTTATCAAGACCACCTACGGCTGAAATATTCTTTGAAGATGTATTGATGGCATTAGTTTTTTATGGTATGCCAATATTAGCAGAGAACAATAAACCACGTCTTTTGTATTATTTAAGACGTAGAGGTTATAGAGGTTTTAGTATGAACAGACCAGATAAATTATGGAACAAATTATCTGTAGCAGAAAAAGAAGTTGGTGGTATACCAAACTCAAGTGAAGATATAAAACAAGCTCACGCTGCTGCTATTGAAATGTATATACAAGATCACGTTGGTATGAGACAAGATGGAACTTTTGGAGATTTATATTTTAACGAATTATTAAATGATTGGAGTAAATTCGATATAAATAGAAGAACAAAGTTTGACGCAACAATAAGTAGTGGTTTAGCTATTATGGCAAACAATAGACATTTATATGCACCTAATGTTAAAATTGAAAAACCAAAATTAAACATAAATATTTCCAGATATAGTAACACTGGAACTAATTCACAAATAATAAAATAAATATGGCATATTCTGGTAAAAGTTATTTTCCAAGTCAAACAGTTAGTGATGCTGAAAAGCTAAGCTATGATTATGGTTTGAAAGTAGCTAAAGCTATAGAACAAGAATGGTTTAACGAAGACAGAAGCACTAATAGATACATGTCTAATGTTAGAGATTTTCACAGTTTAAGATTGTACGCTAGAGGAGAACAATCAATACAAAAATACAAGGACGAATTATCTATTAATGGTGATTTGTCCTATTTAAATTTAGATTGGAAGCCTGTTCCAATAATACCTAAGTTTGTAGATATAGTTGTTAATGGTATCGCTGAAAGAACTTATGATGTAAAAGCTTATTCACAAGATGTTTTTGGTATTAAAAAAAGGACTGAATACATGGAGTCTATAATAAGAGACATGCAGTCTAGAGAATTTAATGACGCTGCTATGGCTAATTTTAATGCAGATCTTTACGAAAATAAAAAAGAAGAACTTCCTGAGTCACAACAAGAATTAGAGTTACACATGCAGATTAGCTATAAACAAGCGGTTGAGCTTGCTGAAGAACAAGCTTTAAACGTGTTGTTTGATGGTAATAATTATGAGTTAATAAAAAAAAGGTTTTTTTATGATTTAACAGTTTTAGGTATTGGTGCTGTTAAAACTTCTTTTAACACGTCTGAAGGTGTAACTATAGATTATGTAGACCCCGCTAATTTAGTTTATTCTTACAGTGATTCTCCTTACTTTGAAGATATATATTATGTTGGTGAAGTTAAATCTATACCAGTAAACGAACTAGCAAAACAATTTCCTCATTTAACAGAGTCTGATCTTGATGATATAATGAAAAATAAAAGTTATAATAGAAACAATTATAACACTAGATACTCTTATAAAAAAGAAGATACTAATACTATTCAAGTTTTATATTTTAACTATAAAACTTATATGAACGAAGTTTATAAAATAAAAGAAACAGGAACTGGTGCTGACAAAATTATACCTAAAGATGATTCTTTTAATCCACCAGAAAACAAAGAAGGTGGATATTCAAGACTTTTAAGATCTATAGAGGTTTTATACGAAGGTGCTTTAATATTAGGTACAGATAAATTGCTTAAATGGGAAATGGCTAGAAATATGATGCGTCCTAAAAGTAATTTTACTAAAGTAAAAATGAATTACGCTATTGTAGCACCACGTATGTATGATGGTAAAATAGATTCTTTAGTTAAGCGTATAACTGGTTTTGCTGACATGATACAACTAACGCATTTAAAATTACAACAAGTAATGTCTCGTATGGTACCTGATGGCGTTTATTTAGATGCTGATGGTTTAGCTGAAATTGATTTAGGTAATGGCACAAACTATAATCCACAAGAAGCTTTAAATATGTTTTTCCAAACTGGTAGTGTTATAGGTAGATCATTTACTAGTGAAGGTGATATGAATCCTGGTAAAGTACCTATTCAAGAAATAACAAGTGGTAGTGGTGGAAATAAAATACAAGTGTTAATTGGAAATTATAATTACTATTTACAAATGATTAGAGATACTACCGGGCTTAACGAAGCTAGAGATGGTAGTACACCAGATAAAAATGCTTTAGTTGGAGTGCAGAAATTAGCGGCAGCTAACTCTAATACAGCAACAAGACATATTTTACAATCTGGTTTATTTTTAACTGCTGAAACAGCAGAATGTTTATCACTTAGAATATCGGATATTATAGAATATTCTCCAACAAAAGATGCTTTTATAGAATCTATTGGGGTTCACAATGTTGCAACTTTAGAAGAAATGTCTAATCTTCATTTGTATGATTTTGGTATATTTATAGAATTACAACCAGATGAAGAAGAAAAAGCTATACTTGAAAATAATATACAAATGGCATTGCAACAAAAAAATATAGAACTAGAAGATGCTATTGACGTTAGAGAAATAAGAAACATTAAACTAGCAAATCAACTTTTAAAAATACGTAGAAAAAAGAAGCTAGATAGAGACCAAGCAATACAACAACAAAACATGCAGCAACAAGCACAATTAAACCAACAATCTGCTCAAGCAGCTGCACAAGCTGATGTTCAAAAAAATCAAGCTTTAAACGCTAGCAAAGCAGAATTAATGCAAATAGAAGCTGGCATACAAGCTGAGAAAATGATGCAAGAAGTCGCTATGAAAAAAGAATTAATGCAGTTAGAGTTTCAGTATAACATGCAATTAAAAGGTATAGAGGTTGAAGGATTAAAAAATAGAGAAAAAGAAAAAGAAGATCGTAAAGACGAAAGAACAAAAATACAAGCATCTCAACAAAGTGAAATGATTGAGCAAAGAAAAAGTGGAAAACCACCTAAAAACTTTGAGTCTTCAGGTAATGATATACTAGGAGGCGGTATTGATTTAGGTGTGTTTGACCCTAGGTAGATTTATTAATTATTATTATATTATATTATGGAAGCAAAAAATGAAAATGTAGTTGAAGAAACTACACAAGAAAATGTTACAAAAGTTGAGATTAAAGAAGCTCAAAAAGATGATAACATTACAAAAGTAAATTTGGATAAA